GCGCGGATCAGCGCCGGGAAGGGATCCGTGCAGCGCCCTTGCGAGCCGGATGATATCATCAAATGTCTGGACCGCCTCTATCGTCAGCGCCGCGTGGATCTCACTCATGCACGCATCCTGCGCATATGGGGCGAGCGTGGCACCGCACCCTGCCCACGGCAGCCGCGCGAGCGGGGCGATCACCACCTTTGGCGTGAGGCGCTCAACCGGCTGGAATGGCCGCTGCGCGTCAAGGGGATCGTGGCTGGCGCGCCAGGCCTTGGCCAGGAAAGCGCTGAAGTGATTACCTTTCCAGGCTCCTCCGCATGAGCGCGCGGCCGCTGCGCACTGGGCCGAATCACCGGCGTGACATGCCCCCGCAAAGCGCATGGATCATCTTTGGCGGAGGTGCTGATCATGCCTGGCAGCGCCTCCTGCGGCCAGGCTTCCGGCACTGCTTTGCCGCCATCGAGGATGATTCCGGCTGGAGCGTTCTCGACCCCCTCACGGGCCGGCTTCTGTTCGCCCGTCTGGCCCTTCCAGCGGGCTATGACCTGCCCCATTTCTACCGCCGCGCCGGACTTGTTCCGGTCGGGCCTTTCCCCTTGTCAGAGGATGTGAGGGGGGCACCGCTTTGGGGCGCGCCCCTCAACTGCGTCTCGATCTGCCGAGCGATCCTCGGGCCGCACGCCCCCTTCGCACTGACGCCGGCGGGGCTGTATCGGGCTCTTTCGCATCGTGTTGAATCTAGGAAAAAAAACTTGACTTCGATCCTAAACGCGGCGTAAAACACTCAAGCCAAGGGGCGAATTGCGTCCCAGGCTCTCCTCTCCTTGCCGACTGGCCGCTCGAAGGGCCGGCGCTACCCCCAAAAGGGCGGCGCCGGCCCTTTGCGCATTCATGGCCCGCGCCGGAAATCTCCAGCGCAGGCAACGCGTGGGAGAGAGCAGGAGAAGCCCCAACCCAAATTCCAAGGAGATCGCCGCGAATGGCAGGCCTGTTCCGCGCCCCGAAGCCTCAGGTGGTCCCGCCCCCGCAGCCCACTGCCACCACACCGGCCGCAGCAGACCCGATGGTCGCCAGCGCGCGAGCCGCGGAGACAGCGCGCAACGAGAACCGCGCTGCCGCCCGGGGCGGCATCGCCGGCACCATTGCCACCTCGGCCCGCGGCGTCCTCGCGCCGCTGCCCATCGCACTGACCCGCAAATCCCTTCTTGGCGAGTGAATCCTCCATGACCCCCACTCAAATTCTCACCCGCCATGACGCGGCGATCACCCGCCGCCGTCCCCATGAAGCCAACTGGCGCGATGCCTATGCCCATGTGCTACCCCAGCCCCACGAAGCGGCGAATCTGTTTGATGCCACCGCCGCCGACGCAGCCGAACAACTGGCAGCTTCCCTCCTCGCCGAATTGACACCGCCCTGGTCGCGCTGGTTCGGCCTTGCCCCCGCCCTGGCCGACCAGGAGGAAGCCCTCGCCCTGGAAGCCACGGCCGAGACACTTCAGGCGCATTTCGACCGCTCCAATTTCGCGGTCGAGATGCACCAGGCCTTCCTGGACCTGGTCATCACCGGCACCGGCATCATGCTGGTGGAGGAAGCCCCGCCGGGCGAGACCTCGGCGCTGCGCTTCACCGCCGTGCCCGTCCGCACCGCCATCCTGGAGGAAGGCCCGATCGGGCGGCTCGACACCGTGTTCCGCGAAATGCGCGTGACCACTTCCGAAATGCTGCGCCGCTTCCCCTTCGCCGAAATCCCCGAGGCCATGCGCCGCGAAGCCAAAGACGAGGCCAATGCCTCCGACCCGGTGAAGCACCGCCTGATCGAGGCAGTCTGGCCCGATGGCTCGGGCTATCGCTACGCCGCCGTGTTTGATGCGGATGGCCTTTCCCAGCCGGCCTTCGTCGCTCAGGGCCGCTTCGCCGATGCGCCCTTCATCGCCTTCCGCTGGCTCAAGGCGCCCGGCGAAATCTATGGCCGCGGCCCCGTCATCAAGGCCCTGCCCGATATCCGCGTGGCCAATCGCGTGGTGGAATTGGTGCTGAAGAACGCCTCCATCGCGGTCACCGGCATCTGGCAGGCCGAGGATGATGGCGTGCTCAACCCGGCCACGGTGCAGCTCATCCCCGGTGCCATCATCCCCAAGGCGCCAGGCAGTGCGGGCCTCACGCCACTCGCGGCACCCGGCAATTTCGACGTGTCGCAGCTCGTGCTGAATGATTTGCGCGCGCGCATCCGCACCGCCCTGCTGGCTGATCGTCTGGGTGTGGAGCGTGACCAGCGCATGACCGCGACCGAGGTGCTGGAGCGCAGCGCGCAAACCGCCCGACTGCTGGGGGCCACCTATGGCCGCCTGCAGACGGAACTGCTCACACCACTGGTCGCGCGCAGCCTCGCCATCCTCTCGCGCCGGGGTGAAATCGCGCCGGTGCTGCTCGATCAGGGCCGCGTGAAGCTGCGCTACGAAAGCCCACTGGCCCGTGTGCAGGGCCGCGCCGATGCGGCCAATACGCTGCTCTTCCTCGATGCCGTCTCGAAGATGGGCGAGGCGGCCGTCGCGCAGGTGGATGCGCCCGCCGCCGCCCGCTGGCTCGCCCGCACTCTGGGCGCACCGGCCGAGATCCTCATCCCCGTCACCAATCAGGAGTGATCCCCAACATGCCCGAAGACCTGCTCGATACTGCGATGACCAGCACCAACGCACGCCCCGCCGAAGTGCCCGAGAAATTCTGGGATACCGAACGCGGCGAGCTGCGGATTGACGCCCTGCTCAAGAGCTATCGCGAGCTGGAGCGCCGTATGTCCCAACGCATGGGCCGCCCGGCGACCGACGCCGATCCCGAGGATCAGCGCCGCTGGCGGGAGATGATGAACATCCCCGAATCCGCCGAGGGCTACACGGTCGAGCCCAAGAGCGATCTTTGCGGCCCTGACGCGGAGATCAACCAGAAGCTGCACGAGGCCGGCTTCTCCTGCGAGCAGGTGCAGCTCGTCTATGATCTGGCCGCCGAGCGCCTGCTTCCCCTGGTGGCCGAAGCCGCGCAGCAATTCGAGGCGGATCGCCAGACGGAAAAGCTGCGCACGCATTTCGGCGGGGAGGAACGCTTCCGCCGCATCGCCGCGCAGCTCAAGGCCTGGGGGGCCGCCAACCTGCCGCCTGGCGTCCTGGAAGCGCTCTCCACCACGGAGGAGGGCGTCCTTGCGCTGGAGCGCATGATGCGCGGAAGCGAGCCCCGTATGGAACGCGAAAGCACCGCGCCCGAAATGCTCGACGAGAGCGAGCTGCGCAAGCTCATGCGCGACCCGCGGTACTGGCGGGCGCGTGAGCCGGAATTCGTGAAGCGCGTGACGGAAGGCTTCCGCAAGCTCGTCGGAAGCTGAACGCCTGAGTTCAGGGCGGATGCGGCGCGACCACGCGCGCCCGCCCTGTCTGGCCGTCGGTCCGCCCCCTCCCCGGACTGACGGCCGCGCCCGCCGCTGGCTGCCAAAGCCCCCGCCTCTGTTCGGGTGCACTTCGCGCCGCGGCGGGCGCCCCCTTTTCATCCGCGCAAAACCCGCTCCGGCAGGCGCGCGGTTGCGGCCTCGCCGCGCGGCCCCTTCCTTGGGGCCAACCGCGCGGCATGGCTTTCCCCCCAAACCCCCAATGGAGATCCTCCATGTCCGGTTCCATCGACCAGGCCTTCGCCACCCAGTTCCAGGCCGAGGTTCACCTCGCCTATCAGCGCATGGGCAGCAAGCTGCGCCCGACCATCCGCAGCAAGTCCAACATCAAGGGTGCCAGCACCATCTTCCAGCGCGTCGGCCGCGGCACCGCCACGTCGAAGGCGCGCAACAACGTGGTTCCTGTCATGAACCTCGAATACTCCGCCGTCTCCTGCTTCCTGCAGGACCATTACGCCGGTGACTGGATCGACAAGCTCGATGATTTGAAGACCAATGCCGACGAGATCGGCGTGCTCGCCGCATCCGGCGCGCATGCGCTCGGCCGCAAGACGGATGAGCTGATCATCACGGCACTTGACCTCAGCACGCGCGAAGCCGTCGGCACACAGGCCGGTCAGACTGACAATGACGGGCTGACCCGCGCCAAGGTGCTGCTCGCCTTCGAAATGCTGGGTGCCATGGA